TCGTGTTGGAAGATTGTGATTTGGAGTTATATTCATTACAAATGGAAATGTATAAACAAATCATTCAAAGAAATATTCCAATCAAACTTGGAAAATCATATATTGTCTGGTTTTCACACAATAATGACAATTATAAAATCATCGAAACTAAGGACAGGTCATATTATGTGAGCCTGATATTCGAAAATAGAAAGATAGAATTAGCTGCATAGCTTAAATGCACCTCCAAGTTTTTTTAGTAATAATATTATTAATTGTGGCATAAGAAACATTAAATTGTCGTGCAATTTTTGGTTGTGAAATTTTTTGGATATAATATAATTTTTTAATATTAGTAACATCAAGGATAGATAATTTTACATTTGTTTGCCTATGTGTAGCAATACCTTTTTTTGCTAAAGATATTTTATTTCTTATTTCAATTGGTGTTTTTTTCATATAATTCGGATGCTTATCACCACATTTACCATACATTGGATTTTTATTTCCTTTTTTTTGAAAAGAAAGAATTTGTTTTGTTTTTTCGGTATGACTTTTATTAAGAAATGAATGCTCTGGGTCATTTACATTATATCCAAAATTACTATTTGATGAATTATATAATGTAATAAATTTTAATTCATTAACTAATAATTCTGTTATGGAACATTCAAATATTATTGAAAATTCAAAAGAATTAATTCCATAATTATTCCAAGATGATTGTAAATGTGAATTATGATGTTTATTGTGTATTAAATGCCATTTATGGTCACGCCATCGTTTTTTAATATCAACAGCACTGCCAATATATACTTTATTGTTTTCTTTATTTAATATTTTATATATTCCAGTTTTCATATAAAAAGAAACCACAAATATATGAAATATTTGTGGTTTTTCTAATGCTTTTTAAATTATAGATAACTAATTGATTATAAATTGAGTATACAACGCCAAGGTTGTATCGTCAGAGTAATATTAATCAATTCATCATTACCGTAATCAAAATCGCCAAAACTAATACCAGTTATCATGCATTGTTCCAAGAACCATTTTTCAACCTCAATACCAGTTGGGTCAAGTGATTTAAGAAGAATATTTTTTGCATATCCTGCTTTATAACCCATACGACCTGTAAGAGATTCAGCATGTAAACGAACCCATTCCATAAGCTGCTGTGATGTTGAAGGACCGATTGGGTCAAGGAATGTGATTTCCATTTCTTCCCAACGATACCTACCAGCAACATAGTTTTTTTCGTTCATGAAGTCAACTTCAACTGAGTTGATTTTCATAGACGGTCTTTTAAATTTTTGAACTTTCCAAACTTCAATACCTAATTCGTCTGCGAATTCAGCAAAGAATCTATTATTTCGTTTAGGTTCGTATTCAAACGGGATGCCCCTAATCATTTCACCTGCCATGTTTTTACGTTATTAATAAGTAAAAATTATTTTTGTTATTTTTAATATAAATACTTCCGTTATGAAAATAAAATTTTTATTTGCGCAAAATACCAGTTCTTTGATATGCTCTAAGTTCAGCAGGACTTAAATGTTTTACATCTGGCTTTGGCTTTATAACTATATCAACATTTTTTTCTTCTTCAAACTCAGGTACTGGTGATAGCACAATTGAAGAAATTTCTGCAGATTCGTCAACCATTTTATTTTCTTCTTCAGAAACAATTTCTTTTATTTCTTCTTCAGCATCAACTCCAAATTTTTCATCAAGGTCTTTAACATCCTCTTCCTGAATTGTTATTACAATTTTTGGTTCTTCAACCACTGGCTCAACAGCAGGTTCTGGTGCTGGTATTATTTCAACATCTTTTTTAATTTCGACTTTTTCTTCTTCTTCAACTTTTTCAAGTTTTCTAAATTTCCTTGCCATTTTTATAAAATTTTATATTAATATAATTTACTCATAAATACTGCAATAAAAAAAAAGACCCACCGTGTGTGGGTCTTTCTTCAAAAAATCATAAAAATCTTATGCACCAACATCGGCAAATGATGCACCACTCGGAGTTATTGTAAATGTAATGCCGATGAATTCAAGAGCACGAGTAGGCTTCAAGAATATTTCTCCGTACAATTCATTTCTATCACGAGTTTCTGGTGTATTATTACTGTCGTCCATTTTAATTCTGAACTCCTGCAAACCTCTTTCTCTCTTGATATTATCAAGGATTGGAGTAGTCTTCTGCAAGAATTGGTCGATAGTTGCTTGGTCATTCTGTTCGAATACAAGTCTGATTGCAATATTTGCAATAAGAACCTTAATCTGAAGTAACAACCTGCGAACATTTATTCTATCAAGAGCACTTTCTTTCTTCTGAAGTGTCCTCTGTCCAAATATTGCTGTTCCTGCATCTGCAAAGTCAGCCATTGGATTAATTCTACCTGCATAAAGAATATCACGTGCATCAAGACTTAATTTGAATTTAGATTTCCTTGCATCAGTTACGCCACGCTGTAAACCAGCAGGAGCAAACCAAGGGAATTTAGTATTATCAGTAAATGCCATTGCTTTTACAACTTCACCTGTTGGTGGAATGTAAACATTAACATTATTCTGTGTATCCCTCATTTGAATCCAAGGATAATATGTACATGCATAATTACTATCTATTTCTGCACCATCAAGTAAGTCAACGATATCCTGTGCTGCAATCACATCTACCTTTGCTTCACCAATCATCTGCTGATATGGAAGGTCAGGAGCATCAATGATGTACAAGCTATCAGTTCTTTCAGTTTCAACCATTTCAATTGTTTCCTGAATCAATGTTGTATTATCTGACCAGTTAATACCCGGGGTTGCAAAAAGGTTAATTGTAACTTCTTCTGGATTATCAAAGGTATGCATTGCTGTATACCATGCTTGCCAGTCAGTTACAGTATTAGTTTCAGCTTCATTTGCTGGAACACCATCCCAGATACCACGAGGACGATAATTATCACCATATGAACGATATCCTCTGTTAACATCCCAGCCATCAAAACCGCCAGCAGGAACTAATGTAAATTTTCTTGAAGCTAATTCATAATATGTATCTTCTGGTTCATCAATATCATAAATAGTTTGGAATTTACCAGCACCAACCTCAAATTGAGCACTATTGGCTTCAATATCCATATGAAAACCTTTTGTTTGTACCTGTCCAGATTGCCCATTGAAATTAAAGAAATTCTGGTTTATTCCTGTTCCAGCAAATTCAATAGTACCATCCGTATCATATGTATTATATCCTTTTTCAGATATACCTAAATATGTTTTTCTAAGTTTTTCAGTTGTTGCATATTCTGTTTTATAGCGAATTAGTGGCGTAATACCAGATGGAGTACAATCACTAAAATCTTTAAATAAATATCCCTCAAAACCTGCTGGAAATACATCAGGTGATGGGTCTTGATTTGCCATTTCAAGCATAACATACTTGCTCATAAGGTCATATTCACCGTCTGAAGTACCAATACGCTGTCCAACATAATTTGTTGAGCCTTTTACAAGCGTACATCTTGAGAATGTTTCAAGAATTCTTGGATTTTCATCAGTATCGAAGAAGTCACGAATTACAATATCAAATTCTAATGTATCAGGCTTAATATTAGCAATACTGATTTTAATTTCAGCATTAGCTGAATTACCATCAGAAATACTTATGAATTTAAATAATCTGTCAATACTACTACCCTTTATTTGTGAAACAACCCAAGGAGTTTCAGGGGTTTTAAACTGTGTCATATAATTTGTAAATGAACTACCAGTGCAAACAAGCAGACTATTTGTCACACCATAACCATATGATGCAATTCCGCTAATACCATATTTGGTCAATCCACTTGGGCACATATCGCCAGCAGCATCTAACCATTCTATTAAATTGGGATAAATAGCTTCGACCCAAATTTTTGTTGCTTTATCTTTTGCTTCTAAGCCAATTACATTCGGTAAGAAACTACTTGAATTTGGATTTAATGATACTGTATATATTTCAGTACTACCACTATATGGGTCTTCCAATGGTGATGTTGGTGGCGGAACTTTTAGTCCTTTATTTGTTGCTGTCAATTTAAATTGACCAAACAAATCTCCAACACCAGATACTGTAGTATTTGCTGAAATAATGAGACCATTTTTTGAAGGTTTTTGATAAACTTCAAAATCAGTTTCCGATGAAGCATTTGTTTCATCATGAACACTACCTCTACTTCTAACTACTGCAAGTACCATACCATCATATTCAGAATATGAAGCACCTGTTAATGTATATGATATACCTGAAACAGTACCACTCGTACCAGTCATTGTCATTGCTGTAAAAGTGTATGAAATACCTTCAAATTCAGTATCGCTTATTTTTGTAAATCCAGTAAATTCAATACCAATATCACCTGTTGATAATAGTGATGCACCCCTATATATACCATTTGTAAATATTGCGGTAAATGGTGTACTTGATACTTCACTAATCGTATTTGGGTCAACCCCTGCACTTAACGTAAGTGCCCATGCAGTACCAGCGTCATATCCCGACAATCCCAATACTCTGGTTACATATAATTGATTTGATTCGTCAAGGTATGCGTTTGCTACATAAGGCAATTGGTATTGGAGCAATCCACTTGAAAATCTTTTTGTGCTTTGAGCACCAAATCTATCCCTGAATTCGGTCTTATCTCTTACGAAAATAGGTTCAAATGCAGGACCTTTCAATGTTTCGCCAACAAGACCCAAAGTAGTGATGCCCACGTTACGTGTAACGAATGTTAAGTCACGTTCTCTAAATT